ATGAAGTAGGACACGTTATATTATTTACTCGTTATACTTTAACTTCTGCACACGTTTCTATTATACCAGAGTTTATTGATAAGATAGAAACAGCTAATTTAAGCCACGATTTTTATATTACTAAAGACGAAATAGTAAATTTAAAAACAGGCTCTAAAATCTTATTTAAAGGTATTAAAACAAGTAGCGGTACACAAACGGCTAACTTAAAATCTTTAGCTGGAGTAACTACTTGGGTATTAGATGAAGCAGAGGAGTTAAACGATGAAGATACTTTTGATAAAATAGACTTCTCTATACGTGCAAACAATGTACAAAACAGAGTTATATTAGTTTTAAACCCTGCAACTAAAACGCATTTCATTTACAAACGTTTCTTTGAAAGTAAAGGGGTTGCAGATGGTAGTAATTTAGTTAAAGGAGATACTACTTACATACATACAACTTACGAAGATAATTACGCTAACCTTTCACAATCTTTTATACTTCAAGTAGAAGATATGAAAGTAAGGCGACCGCAAAAGTACAAGCATCAGATATTAGGCGGTTGGTTAGACAAAGCAGAGGGTGTAGTATTTACTAATTGGCAATTTGGTACGTTTAACCCTAACAACTTACCTACTTCATTTGGTTTAGACTTTGGTTTTAGTATTGACCCTGATACACTTATTGAGGTTGCAATAGACAAAGACCATAAAAAGATTTACGTTAAAGAACATTTGTATCAGAATGGTTTACGTATGGAAGAGTTAGCAAAGATATGTACAGACAAAGCAACTAATAAATTGATAATAGCTGATAGTGCAGAGAATAGGCTAATAGTAGATTTAAGGCATAAAGGTTTAAACATAGAGCCAATTAAAAAAGGTACTATTGAAAGCGGTATTACTATGATGTTAGATTATGATATTATAGTAGATAACGATAGCAGCAATATAGCAAAGGAGTTAAATAATTACGCATACTTAAACAAAGGAAGTAAATTATACATAGATGATTTTAACCACGCTATTGACGCAATACGTTATAACGTTACATTTCATTTAGATAACCCTAACAAAGGAAGTTATTATGTCTACTAACCAACCAACGTATGGAGAAATGATTTATATGGTAGAAGTACACATATTAAAAAAAACAGGTAAGCAGGTTACTATTAACTTACCACGCAACGTAGGAGAAATAAAAAAACTTATTCACGCATACAAATTAGCGACTAATCAACTTTAGTTGCTTTTTACTTTATACAAAAATTAAACTTTAATGTTTTTAAATAAATGCTTATGAAAATAGATATTAAAATTCCTGAAACGCTAAACGAAATACACCTTAAACAATATCAAAAGTTTGATAAGTTAATTAAGGATAACGAAGCGAGTGAGTTTGTTAATCAAAAGACTATTGAAATATTTTGCAATATAGATTTAAAAGATGTTGCACGTATTAGGTTAGCTGATACTGATGACTTGTTAAACCATTTGGGCGGATTACTAAACCAAAAGCCTAAACTTATTAGAACATTTAAATTAGGTGAATACGAATTTGGGTTTATTCCAAAGTTAGAAGATATGACAAGTGGCGAGTATATCGATTTAGAAAACTATTTAAGCGATGTAGCAACGTACCACAAAGCAATGGCGGTACTTTTTAGACCAATAAAAACAAAAGTTAAGGATTTATATACAATAGAAGAATATCAATCGTCAGAAGTCTATGCAGAGTTTTTACAATATATGCCTTTGGATGTAGTTTTAGGATGCTTGGTTTTTTTTTCGACTTTAACGAGCGATTGCGTGAGCGGTTTGATGGATTATATACACAGCGAAGTGGGACAATCGGAAGCAGCGAAGAAGCTTTTGGAAAAAAATGGGGTTGGTATCAATCAATCTACGGAGCAGCTCAAGGCGACCTTTTACGATTTGATGCAGTTACCAAACTTCCCATCACTCAATTAATGACTTGGTTAGTATTTGAAAAAGAAAAAACAGAAATAGAAATAAAAAATCTTAAAAGAAATGGTGTATAGCATTATAAATAAAATAAAAGAGGCATTACTTGAAGAGCCTTTTGTAAATACAGTTACAGAAGGTGATATTTTTAGCGTGGATTTAGCAAAGCGTACGCTATTCCCTTTGTCACACATTATGATAAATAATGCTACGCATCAGGGTAATGTACTTCAGTTTAACATTACTATTCTTTTAATGGATTTGCTTAATCAAAAAGATGAAAGTAATAAAGTAGATGTTTGGAATACTCAAATGGCTTTAGGTGTTAGGGTAATGGATAGATTAAATAGAGGTGATTTAAGAAATGATTTTTGGGAATTAACAGGTTCTCCAAACTTTGAACCATTTACAGAACGTTTTGAAAATGATTTGGCAGGTTGGGCTTTAACGTTTGATGTGTTAGTTAGAAATGATATGACTATTTGCTAAATGCAAGATACTAAACAAACATACAAATATTTAAACGACTTTGCTAAATACGTTATTCAGCAGAGTAGAAGTAATTTAACAAAAGGAAATAAAAACGTAAACAAAAAATTATACAATAGTTTAGATAGTCAAATTGAAGCAAGTGCTAATAGTTTTCGTTTAACTTTTTTAATGGAAAGTTACGGAGAGTTTCAGGATAAAGGAGTTAGTGGAACTAAAAAGAAATATAATACACCATTTAGTTATACAAATAAACGACCACCTATAAAACCTATTGAGGATTGGGTTACAAAAAAACGTTTTCAATTTCGTAATAGAGAAAGCGGAAAGTTTATGAGTTTTAAAAGCACTGCTTATTTAATTGCGGGTGGTATTTTAAAGAATGGTATTAAACCAAGTTTATTTTTTACTAAACCATTTGAGAAAGCCTTTGAACGTTTGCCTGATGAATTAGTAGAAGCATACGGATTAGATGTTGAACAATTTTTACAATACACATTAAATAAAAAGTAATGAAAAAGATATTTATTAGAAGTCCGTATTTTATACAGATAAATAGCATAGGGCAATTAGGTAGTAAGGTAGAATTATATTTTTATAAACAAGGAGAAACTTTACCTATTTTACCTACTTATACATTAAGTAAAAAAATAGCAAGTCCTACACAAACAGAAAATACTTATAACATAGCTAATTATGCTAAAGATTTTATTAAAATTATAAATTCACAAGCAGTAAACGAGCCAACTACAGAAGACGTTAATAATTGGTGTTATGTGAAAGTAAAAACATATTCAGAATTAACACTTAATACATATACTTTATTAGCAGAAGAAACTATTGTTTGTTTAAATGGTTATACAAACTATTTAGACGGTTATAATAATTATACAGAAAATGCTGTTGTATTATTATTTAATCCTGATATTAAAAAATTAAAATCATCTTCAAGAAAAAACATAAATATATTTTCTGACGCTGGTGCTAATTTAGAATGGAATAATACCGATGGATATGATGCGTTTACTCCTTCAGTTGATAATATGTATGCTTTAAATTTAGCAGATGGTACTAATCAATTTTATTATAACACTACAGAATTATTTAGGCTAAATGTAGAGGAGGTTTGCGAACCAAAATACACGCCTATTGAATGTACTTTTATTAATCGTTTTGGTGGTTGGGAATACCTTACATTTTTTAAGGCTAATATACAATCAATAGAAACAAATAGTAAGGATTTTAATCTATTACCAAGTGCAATAGATTATAACGTCTTACAAGGACAAAAAAGAACGTTTAACCAACAAGGTAAACAAAAAATAAAATGCAATACAGGTTGGGTAGATGAGAATTACTTTGAATTAATACAAGATTTATTGTTGAGTGAAATTGTTTTATTAGACAATAAACCTGTAATATTAAAATCTCAAAGTGCAGATTACAAAACACATTTAAAAGATAAGAATATTAATTACGAAATTGAGTTTGAATATAACTATGGTTTAATAAATGATGTAATATAATGAAAGTAGCATTATACATATATACTAAAAAGACTATAGACGATTCTGTTAATTTAGTTGCAAACACATTTAAAAATAGAGTAATTGCTGATGGTGGTACTTTTGAAGCTGATAGTTGTTTAGTATCTCAAATTAATTCTTTAGGTGGTGTTTATGGAGTTGCTTTAAATACTATTAGTGATTTTGCTAATAGAGTACAGGCAGACTTCGGAACTTTTGAAGCAGAGAATTGTTTGCTAAATACAATTAATAGTTTAGGAGGAGTTGCACCACAACCAATTGAAATAGATTACGTAAGACGTATTGAATTATTTGATGATGAAAAAATTAGTATTACTTCAAGTATTCAAAATGTAAACGATATATCAAAAGTATTTACCGATTACTCACAAAGTTTTACTATTCCAGCAAGTGATAA